ACTGAGGATAACGATTGTGTGGTGAGAGCATTAATGCATACGTTAGGAGTTACTTATGCTGAATCACATCATTTATGTGAGACGAAATTAAATAGACATCCAGGTAAAGGTGTTTATACGTGGATATTCTTACCTAAAGTGAAACAAGCATATGGTAAGAAAATAACTCAAATGGGTCGTGTGGATAGAAAATCACATTGCGATCGTAAAAAACTTACCCGTACTATGAAAACGAAGAAAACGATGTGGAGTAATGCGAAGCAAAAATTCATTAAGACACGTAGAGAAGTTCAAGTGAACCTTAAAGTAAAAGAATTCATCAAAGCATATCCGTTAGGAACATATTTAGTTACTGTTAGAGCACATGCGATAGCAATTATCGATGGTAAAATAATTGGTAATTGGAATGATGATAAAAAAGTTAATCGCGAAGTGTTTTCGGCATATAAAATAGGGTAATGGGTAAAGTATTTCTAATTAGATATTTCAATGGTTTAGGCATGGTGGATGATATCCAAAGCGATGACAACCAAGTATTAGGCAAGCGAGTAACGGAACTGGAACAGCGATGGGGTAAAGAAAACGTGCGATTAATATTCCAGGGATAATGACAACAGCGTCGGTGAAGATAGTGTGGTGTGCTGATAATGTACCATGGGTGTGTAATGGTGCGTCATACCCCCATACGCGGGTTAGTGGCGGTACGTATGCGTAATGTATTATGTATGTAGTACCCATGTATCGCCGCCGTCCATCGACGGTGGTACCGGGGAGAACCTGACCTATGGGTTTTTATGGTGAAAGTACAACTCTTAACCCTCGAAAAGTATATACAAATATCCAACACCGATTAACCCCATAAAACACATAAAAGGGCCATTTTCAAAAAGGGGGATCAAAACCCACAAATTCCAGATCTCTCGTCTAAAAAAATTTGTGCCATCGAGCAAAAATATCCGTATATACGCTTGGCTACCACAAATACTCATCGTATATTCACGGGGTATTAATGATTAATTAATTAAAAATAAAAGTTATGAAAATATTTAGTAAAGATGGTTTTATGAGTGATGTAGCAATGTAAGAAAAAGCTCCGTCAATTTTTAACACTAAACCAAGTGATAATGTTTCAAAACATTACACACACATACCAACGACGAAAGTAATCAGTGATATGAGAACTTTAGGATGGGATGTAGTAGATGTAGCAGAAGTAAAAGCTCGTAAAAAAGCAACAATTGGTGTTCAAAAACACTTAGTTACATTCAATAATCCAGATGTAGTAATTAATGGTGATGATGGAGATACAGTTTACCCACAAATTTTATTATCAAATTCACATGATGGGAAAAATGCATTTCATTTCCAAGCGGGATTATTTAGAATGATTTGTTCAAATGGGTTAGTAATAGCTACAGAATCATTTCAAAACGTTAAAATGCGTCATATGGGTTATACGTTTGAAGAACTTCAATCCAACATTAGAGAAATGGTTGAGCGTTTACCACTAACGGTAGAATCAATGAATAAAATGAAAGCAATTGAATTGAGTCAACAATCGGCGGTTGATTTTGCTAAACGTGCTTTAGAAACTCGATTTACGGAAAAACAAATTGATAGCATAAACATTGATTTTGAAGAATTATTAAATCCAATTCGTAAAGAAGACGAAGGAAATGATGTTTGGTCGGTTTTCAACGTTGTTCAAGAAAAACTAATTAGTGGTGATTTTGAATATAGAAGAGGAAACAAAATTAGAAAAGCACGAAAGGTTAAAAACTTTAGCCAAGACCAAAAAATAAATAAAAAATTATTCCAATTAGCATTAGAATATGCTAACTAAAAAAATAAGTTAAATGAGCTTGTGGGCAAAGAGCCCACAACTCATACTTATATACCCAGCCCCAAACCCACTACACACCGCATTTAACATGCGTTTAAACAACGATTACGCATTTGAGCTATAAAAGCGTCGTAATTAATGGTAACCGCAATTAAACCGCAAGTAAACAGCAATTAACCGCAAGTTAAACATAGGTGTTACCCATGGTTAAACATAAATAAATATATGTGTAGGATTTTGGTGTGGTATGCCCTTAAGTTCATTTCGTATTAAATTATATATACGTATTTCTGGATTGTGGGGTGCTAGGAGGATTTGAGAGAGGTTCGTTGTAAATGTTTTGTGGGTTACTTGGCTACCTTAAAATTTGTTCGTATATTCATGGTATAGTAATTAATAAAAGTTTTGTAAAAATGGTTGTTGAAAAAAATAATATTACTCGTTTAGACTCTTCTTTGGATATGCTTTTTCACTATAGAAATTGTTATAATTTGATGGTTAACTATAGAGATAAAGGTGTTGTTCCTAAAAATTACGATCCCTTACGAATTTGTTGGGGTTGTTTTTTTGATTTAGATGTAAGTATATCACATTTAGATAAACCCCAAAGAAAAAAAATTAATAAAATTATATCTTATTTTAGAAAAAATATTTCTATCCGTAAGGAAAAAATAGATATGATTATTCGATTAGGTAGAGAGGAAGAAGTCATTGAAGATGTTTGGGAGTTTGAAATGAATTTCTCTTAAGTAATTCGTGTATTATTTGGCTACCACAAATATTGTTCGTATATTTAGGTTATAATAAAATAAAAGTTTATGAGGATAGCTATCACCAATTGTAGATCTATGAAGATGGATTATGAGTGTATTGCTGAAGAAATGTATAGTAAATCGTATGTTTTTAGAGCACAAAAAGATTTTTTCCATTTAGCATATGATGAATATTATATTCTTTCATCTTACTATGGTGTTATACCACATGATAAGATTTTGAAACCATATAAGTCACTTCACTTACCTAAAATATCTAGGGTAAAATTAGAAGGTGATTGGACAGTAGAACAATTAAATATGTGGATTAATTCCACTGTTGGGTTTATTGAACATTTATTAAGAGATGCTAGAATTGATGCTATTGACTTTTATATTACAAATCCATACTGGAATTTAATTAAGAAGAATTTCAAAAATAATCCTAGAGTACGACAAATAACACAACAACGTAATAATCCTGTTGGATTTAGAAAATATAACGAAGCTGTTGATATGTTTAAAAATGGTAGTGATTTAGAAGAGTGTATTACTCATGTATCTACTTTAGATAAAGGAACCCCAGAATTAGAAAAGTGGTTTTTCCACCCAAATGAGGATAAATTTTTTGGTAAATGTCACCATTTAGCAAAAGAATATGATTGGGCAGATGAAGGTGCTCTACATAGAGTTAGTTTGGGTAAAAACCCACACCATAAAGGATGGGTAATTGATGAATCATTATTAGGTAAATTGTACCAAACAGATTCAGGTCAGTGGAGAGTTAAAAAATAATGCGTGTAGGGGTTGGTAATTCAACCCCTCATTCGTATCTTTATATTATAAAAATTAAAGTAAATGGAAATATATCAAACACCTAAACCTTGGGGTACATACGAAGTGTTATTAGATGATGAATTAACTAAAGTAAAAAGAATAACTGTATATCCGGGACATAGATTATCTCTACAATCACATAAATTTAGACAAGAACAATGGACTGTGGTAGAAGGTAAATTAACTGTAGTATTAGATGATGAGCAATTAATATTTTATCCTGGAGAAAGTGTTCATATACCTTTAGGGGCTAAACATAGAGCATGGAATAATGGGGATGATATAGTTCAATTCATTGAAGTTCAAACTGGAACTTATTTTGGTGAGGATGATATAACTCGATATGAGGATGATTATGGTAGAAATGAATTTGATTACGAATCTGGTATGTGTTAAAAATTAAAAATAAAGGTTATGATAGAATTAAATAAATTTATTGAAGACATGAGAAGCACAAGTAGTGCTAACGAAAAAGTCCAAATTATAAAAGATTCAAGTGAGCTTATTCATAAAGTACTAGAATACACTTATAATCCATATAAACAATACCACGTTACAAGTAAAACTTGTTTAAAAAATTCACATTTAGTTGGTGGGGATGCTATTGATTGTTTTGAAATATTAGATATATTAAATCAAAGGAAATCTACAGGACATAGTGCTATTAAATTAGTTAATACTTATGCCAATTTGAAAGGTTATAAAGATTTAATTTACAAAATCATAGATAAAGATTTAGATATTAGAGCAGGTGCTAAAGTAATTAATAAAGCAATACCTGGTCTTATCCCCACATTTTCTGTTGTATTAGCTAAAGAATATGAAGATGGTAAATGTGATTGGAATGATGAGTGGTATGCTTCTAGAAAATTAGATGGTGTTAGATGTTTAGCTCGTGTTGATAAAGTTGGTAAATGTACATTATATAGTAGAACAGGAAAAGAATTTACTACATTAAATAGAGTAAAAGAAGCAATTGAAAGAACCGGGATAATCAATACTACATTTGATGGTGAAATTTGTTTGGTTGATGAGAATGGAAATGAAGATTTCCAAGGAATTATGAAACAATTAAGACGTAAAAACCATCAAATTCAAAATCCAGCATTCATGATATTTGATATGTTGAGTAATGTTGAGTTTGATAATACCAAAGGTAATGTTAAGTTAGATGTAAGACTTATTGAGTTGAAATCATGGTTAGGTGGGAGATTTATTAATAGTGATATATTACGTTATACTGACCAAACCATTATTACTGGAGATAACCATTTAAATATATGGACCACTAAAGCATCTGATAATAATTGGGAAGGTGTAATGTTAAGAAAAAATTGTGGTTATGAAGGTAAAAGAACGAAGAACTTAGTTAAAGTAAAAAAATTCTTTGATGCTGAATATGTTGTAGTTGATTATGATAATGATAATCATGAGGTTGTTAGAGAAGGGAAATCAGAAACAATTAAAATGTTGGCTCAAGTGTGGATTGAACATAAAGGACATAGAGTTAAAGTTGGTAGTGGCTGGAGTCAAGAACAACGTTTACAATATATGGATGGTAGTATTGTGGGTAAGATTATTACTGTTCAATATTTTGAAGAAACTCATAATGATAAAGGTGGAAT